CTAGTCGGGGTCGGCGCCCTTGGATTCGGCCAGGGTCTTGACCATATCGGTCAGGTCGGCGACCTGACCGGTCAGGTCGGTGATGAGTCCGAAAACGTCACGATCCACAACCTGCGAATTTTTATACGCCATCACGTCGTGCGGCATATTGGTGAGCAGGTTATACGCGTCTCGGTTGCCGTTGATGCGTGGATTCTTGTACTGCCACACTGAATCGGTGACCGCTTTAGCGATCTTGTTGATGTCGTCGTTGGTCAATGCCATGTCTACTCCCATCAGTATTTGGTTTGCCCTGTTGATTATCCGGTCCACCGGCAAGGCGTTGACGCACCTGTCGGGGCATCCGAAGTGGTCGGTGCCCGGCACCTCGCGGTGCAGGACGATGTTCCCACAGCGGTTGCCGCTGTTGTCGTGCCACAGCACGCCCCACCCGTACCGCCGCGCGATGTCGGCGCATAGTCTCGCGGATGCCTCGACCTCCGCGTCCGTGACCGGCACTCCGGCCATGCCGCCCTCATGCTCGATGGTGATGCCGGAGCAGTCCGAGCGCCAGTTGGCGTCGGCCCACGAACCGTTCACCTCGTCGACCCACTGGTAGACGGCACCGGTGCCGCCGACTCCGTAATGGCTGGCGGCCTGGAAGCTGGATCGCTGGAAGCACGAGTCGGTGCCGGACAGTCGGCCGACCATGATATGCAGTGTGATGTGGTTGACGCTCAAGCCCAGCCGGCCGTCGTAGTGGTTGGGAGAGCCCCTCCATTGCGCGAAGCTTGCCCCGGTCATCAGTCCTCCGAAGTATCGTCGGTCTCGGAGCGTTCGGTCTTCGGCGTGGTCTTGGCCACGGCGGAAGCGGCGCTCAAGGCCGCGCTCTTCGCCGCGCTGATGCCATTGACCACGCCCTCCTTCTTTAATGCGTCCACAAGCTGCTGGCCCGCAAGACTGGCGCGGGTGATGTTCTGGTTTTTCCACCAGCAGTAGATCGTGCCGATGACGCCCACGACACTGAAGACAGTCGCGGACACCTGCTCATTGGTAAAGGGCAGGGTATTGTAGCCGGCCAGATTCAGGCCGGCGTTAATCAAGGCGTAGAGGGTGACCACGATGGTCACTCCGGCCTTGACGCGCTCTCCGGTCAATCCCGGCAGATTGGTGGTGATGTTTCCATTGGCGTGTTCCGCCATATTTGCCTCCTTAATAAGGAAGGCCACCTCCGAAGAGATGGCCTCATGTTGAAAATGTCAGTCCTTGTGCGCCCCGTGGTTGAACACCAGGAAGACGACGCAGAGGGCGGCGTAGATGCCGATTGCGAGATAACCCATCAGTCCTCCAATGTTTCGGGTGCCACGTCGGCGCGGAGTTCGTCGGGCAGGCGCGGCTTCGGATGACGCTTGAGGAAATCCGGCTCGATGATCTCGCAGAACAAACCTAGCCAATGGAAAAGGTCGCGGGTGTAGGCCGTGAGCGTGAAATACTTCCGCTGCTGCTCCTCGAGGTGCTTTATCTGCTCCTCCTGCGATTCCACCTGCTCACGCAATGGCTTGATGACCGAATCGGTCAGAATATCGCATGCCTGGGCCGCGATCTGCGCCGTGTCCTTGCGACGGCTGGAGATGGCGCCGATGATCGCTCCGACTCCACCGCCGCCGACTAGGGCGACTATCACCGCCGTCCAAAACTCCGAGCTGGAAAAGAGGTCGATGGGTGGCATCAGTCCCCGGCTCCATCACTGCGCCATGTCTTGATCTCCGTGACGGTGGCGAGCTGACTGGCCGTGATCGTGGTCTCGTCCCTCGTGTCCATATCAGCCAAGGTCACGTCCGTGGCTTGACGATCGGCGAACGTCGCGCTCAGCCCACGCGTGTAATCGCACCACGTCTCACCTGACGCATCCTTGTGATCGAAGGTCAAACCAAGCCTGAGCAATTGCCTTACAAGACTGCCCTTCGGTGGACGCAGGTCGAGGATTCCATCCTCCGTCGTTACGGTCGTCGTGTTTTCGTTTTCGGATGCCATCGCATCCTCCTTCCTTTTAATCGTGGATCATCCGATGACGTTGTTGCCCATCGGGATCTGCAGATTGTTGAGATCGATCCACATGGTGTGTTTTCCGCGGGTGGGGTCGTACCACCAGATGTCGCGGGTGGTGCGTGGGATGAACAATGTGCCGACTGCGAGGAGGTTGTTGTCCGAGCGTTTGAAGGTCGCAGGCCAATCCCGCTCGTCATCATCCACGTCCAAATACGGGTAGACGCTGTATTTGCCTTGCATGGCCCGATACCATTTGCCGCCGTCGATGACGCGCTGGTCGCCGGCGGCGTTCGGATTGGTCAAAGCCACGCGGCCTTTGAAGCACAACAGCCCGCCGCGCGCGCAAGCGTAAATGTGCCGCGTATGGTCGCAGTCGACCAGATAGTCGTCGATGCACAGCCATCCGCTCGTCCAATTGCCGCCGGCCGGAACGTATATGCCGTTCGTGTTGTGGCTGGACTTGACAAGATCGAGTCGTCCGGACGAGAAGGTCGCCTGCTTGGCACCGGCGCCATCGAAGATGTCGTAGCTGCCTTCCGTGTTGACAAGCGCGCTCCATCCGGACCATTTGCCGTTCACCCGTTTACCGACGCGCACACCTTGCGATGTCATGTTGATGCAATCCTCAAGACTGCCGATGCGCGACTGCGCGTCAGAAGCGTGGGAGTTGGCCGTGTTGGCCGTGTCCTGAGCGTTCTTCGTCTCCGTCTTCGTGGAAAACTTCACATCCAGACTGTTGTTGTTCTGTGTGATTTTCGACGAGATTTCCTGCGTGACACCAGTCTTGGTGGCATACGTGCTGGATACGCTGCTGGTGATGCTGTTCTTCGTGGCCGTGATGTCCGACTTCGTCGCGAGCCCGGACCCGTCGGAACCCTTGTAGGATTGCACCACACCCAAGGCCACGCTCTTGGCCGTCTGGTCGACATACGACCTTGTGCTGAGCGTGTCGTAGGCGAGGTCCTGCGCGGTGCCCGACGTGGGTTCCGCGTCCTGGATCCTCGTTCCGCCGCAGTTCGGACCGTCCTGCCACGACTTGTAGTCGCCCTGCAACGTGTAATGACCATTCCAATGCGTCCACGGCATGTACGCCCAGATGTCGCACGTGGTGGAGCTGAACGCCATCACCTTGACCTTCACATCGTCGGCGGCGCGAATGCGGTTCACGGACACGCCGAACGCGCCCGTGGCGGACGTGGTGGACTGATATCCGTCCTTGACGAAGATCTCGAACTCCGCATTCTGACTGGCTCGACCGTTGTAGCCGTCGCCGGAGTAGACGTGCAGGAGGATGCTCGAACTGTCTCCGTTGCTGGTGAGATGGCCGAGTTTCACCCACTTCGCCTTGCCGGCCGCGCCACCCAGAGTGAACGTGCGGGTCGCGCTCTTCCTCAATGCCTCGGTCGCGGTCTGCGTGGTGTATGTGTTCGCGACTTCGCTTTTGATCGAGGATGCGGTCTGGCTGATGCTGGATTGCATGTCGGAGCGGGTCGGATAATCACCTTTCGGCTGATACGACTGCGCCACAGTGGTCTTGAAACCGCTGAGATTCTGTTCCAATGAGCTGACGCGGCTCACGTCGGCCTTGCCGTCGATCTTCTGCGACAGGGTCGTGTTGATCTTGTCGGCCTTCTGGCTGACCTGGCTGATGGTGGTCGTGTTGCCTTGGGTGGTCTTGGCGACCTCCTGCACCTTGCCTGTGATCTCATTCGCCTTCTGCGTCAAGGCGGAATTCGTGGCGTAAGAGCCCATACCGTCCTTGGACTGGTATTTCTCGCTCACTTCGCCGCGAATCTGATTCGCGGTCTGCGTCAGCTGCGACTGCGTCGCATAGCTGCCCATGCCGGATTTCGGCTGGTACGTGTCCGCCACCGAGGTTTTGAATCCGTTGAGATTCTGCTCGACGGATGCCACGCGCGTGCTGGTGGCCGCGGCCTCGGTGATGTCCCGGAAGCTCACGTCATCCCACATGATGGTGCCATTGGCCTGGTGCATGACTTCGATCCGGACCGAAGTGATCGAACCATCATCAGGACACTTCCAATCTACATGCGTTTCCGCCCATGACGTGGATTTGCCGCATTGAGCATCGGCGATGTATGTTCCGTCTGGTTTTGCCAATCTGAGTTTGTCACCGCTCGGATTGACGTTCGACGGGACCGACAAATACCAGGCGCAGTAGCCCGACAGGCGATACGTGCGTCCCTTGGTGACCGTTATCGCGGTGGCTGTCCCAGCCATGCCTTTCGCATGGGTCAACGGGCATCGGTTGTCTCCGGTGGCCGCATCGCAGACCAGGACATGCGCGCCGTGGTAGAACGACCCGTTCGAAAGCCTGAATGGGGCCTTGAGGCCCATCCACCATGCGGTGGATTCGAAACCGCCGTCGGTGATGAGGTTGTCACCTGCAAGCGCCGCGTTGACGAGGTTCGAGGTCTGACTGATGGTGGTCTTGTTGGAGTCGGCCGTCGATTTGGCCTCGTTCGCGGTCTTAACGGTCGCGTCAAGCGTTTTCGCCTGCTCCGTGATCCTGGTGGACAGGCCGTTGGCGGTCTGTTCCACCGTGGTGGCCTTGCTCATTGCTCCGGAAGCGGTCTTCGACACCTCGGCCACCTGGGCGGTGATGCTGTCGGAAGTCTGTTTCAGCGCACTGGTGGTGGCGTAAGCCGACATGCCGTCCTTGGGCTGGTAGGTCTTGGCGACAGTGGATTCGAAACCGTCGAGGTTCTGTTCGAGCGAGCTCACGCGGCTCACGGCTCCGTCGGCGGTTGTTTTGACCTGTGAAATGGTCTGCTTGTTACTGTCAGCGGTCGACTTGGCCTCGTTCGCGGTCTTTGTCGTGGCATCCAGCGTCTTGCCTTGGGCGGTGATCCTGGTGGACAGGCCGTTGGCGGTCTGTTCCACCGTAGTGGATTTATTCATTGCAGACGTAGCGGTCTTAGAGACTTCGGTTACCTGAGCGGTGATAGAGTTCGCAGTCTGGGTCAGAGAACTGTTGGTGGCATAGTCTCCGGCGGGTTGAAGGTCTTCAGGGGCGGGTGACCAGTCAGTGGGCTTAGTGCCTTTTTCGAGTTTGATATGCCCCTTCTGATTGGTCGGGAAGGATGCACGCATATAGGCGGCATTAGTCGGGACAGTCAGGATTCTTGACCATGGTGCAGCAAGATTAGTCATCGCGCCAGTCGGTCGGCTGATGAACTTCTTATCCATATCATAGAATGCCACGCTCACATATGTATTGCCTTCGACCTTGATGTCACTGGAAAGCACATAAGCAGCTTGAGCAACAGACACATAGGCTGAAGTCCAATGCGTTCCCGTATCAATAGAGCCGGAGTCACCACTCGTGTCGATTCGTCCGGCTACGCCACCCGACAGCACGATACGATTCGTTCCACCGATAGAGAGATTTGCAAATTCTGTCTTAGTGGTATATGTCTGGCTAACAGTCGTCTTAAAACCATTCAGATTCGCTTCGAGATTCGTCGCCTTATCGACGGAGCTCTGTGCGGTCTTCGCGGTCGAATTGATACTGGCGGTCAGGGAATCCGAAGTGGCCTTCAGGCTCGTCTGAGTCGCATACGTGGCGTCCGCCTGAGACTTCGTCGCATAATTCTTCGACAGGTTCAAAGACACCACGTCGGCGGTCTGCTGGGCCTTGGAGGCGGCGGTCACGGCGCCGTCGGCGGTCTGCTTGACCGAGGACAATGAGGAGGATAGTCCGTCGCTTGTGGCCTTCAACTCCGCCTTCGTGGAATACTTCTCGTCCGAGGCCTTCGCGGTCTGATAATCCTTGCTCAGGGTCGCGCCGAACCCATCCGCTGTGGCCTGCGCCTTATTCGCGGCGGTGACGGCACCATCGGCGGTCTGCTGCGACCTCGTGATATTCGCCTGCAAGCCGTCGGCGGTGGCCTTAAGCTCCGTCTTCGCGGCATACTTTTCATCGGCATCGGCGGTGGTGGTGTAATTCTTGCTCAGGTTCGCGCTGATGCCGTTGGCGGTCTGCTCCACCTGCGAAGCCTTGCTCATGGCATCCGAAGCGGTCTTCGTATTCTGCGATACCGTCGAGCTGAGGCCGGTCACGGTCTGCCGCAAGTCGGTCAGGCTCTTGACCGTGGTCTGGCCATCCGAAGCGACACCCTCGATACGCGTGGACAATTCGCCCAGCTTCGTCGTGTGCCCGTTGACGGTCGTGGTCACGTCACTGATCTGCCCGGCCAGCCGGTCGCCCTTGTCGCTCGCGGCCTGAGCCTTCGCGTCCACGTCGGCGATGCTCTTGTCCAAGGCGGCCTTGTCGGCATCCACCTTCTGCGACAGTTTGCCACCGGCGGCCTTGACCTGATCCGCTTTTGCATCCACGGCGGCGATACTGGATTTGAGCGCCGTCGTCTGCGATTCAAGGTCATTCTGCGCTTTGTCAGCCTTCGCGTCAACCTTGGCGATGGCCGCATCCGTGGCCTGCTTGTTCGCGTCCACCTCTGCCTGAAGGTCGGAGCGCACCTTGTCGGCCTTATCGCCAGCCGCCTGCGCCTGTTTGCGCGCGTCATCGATACCCGCCTGCGCATCCTGCCGGATCTGCTCGCCATGCTTGATAGCCTCATCCGCCTTCGCGGCGGCATCATCGGCGGACTTCTGCAACTTTTCCGCGGTTTCTCTGATTTGATTCTGGTCGACCGGCTCGTCGATTGTGACGACCAGATGGTCGGACTCATCCGACATGTTCGGAGAGGGATTTCCCTGCAGGTCGTGCGCGTTGTCAGCCGCGACGGCCCACAGTTCCACGACGCTACCGACCGGCAGACGGCCGGTAGCGAGCTCTCCCGCCGTGCGCATGCATCCGATGTCCAGCACATCTCCGCCGTCCGGCTGGGCGAAGATCTCGATATGGTCGAAGTCATCGACCATGCCATACTCGAGCGTGCCGTCCCAATGGACGAGGGCGACCTGCATGGTGCTGGTCGCGCTCAGTCCGGTCGGACGTGACGGTGCCTGCGTATCGCCTGCGTTTGTGGCTATCTGGTCGGTGCCGGATCCTCCAATAATGGTCTTCGTACCGTCCGCGTTATCAAAAGACACCATTCCGGAAGGCCGAGTACGCAGACTCTCGACGCCGATCATGGCCTTCACCGCCAATGAGAGCGGGAGGATGCGCTCATCCGGAAGCAATTCGGAACGCCTGACCATTCTTGGTCTCCTTTCCATCAGCCGAGTGGGTCGGCCACTGGGTCGAATTTGAGTTTGACGAGGCTCGTATGGTCGCCGCTCATCTGCATAAGCCTCATCCGATAGGTGCCGTCGGGCCAATCCGGGAATCCGTCGATGGCGACGTCGAGGGTCTCGCCCGGCCAAATGCTGCCGAGCGGGTGCAACGGCATTCCGGAGGCGTCCACGTCGTTGGCGTCGATGTTTCCGGACCATTGCGCGAGCGGCCGGCCGTTGGCCACGAGAACCGCATCGGCGTCGGCCTTGAGCAGTTCCCACGACGTGCAGTCGGTCTCGGATTGGACTGTCTCCCGCAATGGCAGTGGATCGGACGTTTCGGTCTGCGACAGGTCCTCGGCCAGCGTGCACAATGTGGCCTCGTCCTGTCCGCTGCCGGTCATGTACACGCGTTGTATGGCTCCGTCCCTGTCTACCTGTGGGTCATGCAGTGTGCCGCCGTACCGTCCGGTCCACAGGCCGAGGCGGGTGGATTGCAGGAGATGCTGGTCGGCGTCGGAGCCGGCGAGGAGCTGGAAGTCGAGGTGTGTGGAGTCGATGAGGCGTGGACGGAATTGGATGTCCGGTCCGCCGTCGGTGTTGGCGATCCTGTCGAGCAGGTCGCCGCACTTGTGGTTCGCCACGTCGAAATCCTTCCATGTGACCGGTGTTGAGGATGGTTCCTCGGTCACGTGCGGACCGTCCGTGCCGGTGGTCGTGCCGGTCTTCGCGCCGGAATCGTCGAAGGTGTCCACCGTGGTGGTCGTGGTGACGCTCACGCGCGTGCAGTCCGCCTTTCTGACGGTGACGGTCTTCTTCACGGTGGTCTCCCTGCGCATCGTGATGGTGCGGGTCGTGGTGTGTGTCCGTGTGACCGTGCCGGTCTTCGTGTGCGCAGTGTAGGGCTTGGTCTCGGTGACCTGCCTGGTCTGCGATTTGACGTGTTTTTCCGTCACCGTGGTGGTGTCGCCGTCGACAGTGGTCTCGATGGACCCGTCGGGCAGACTCTGCCTCGTGGTCTTCTTCTCCCCCGTCGATGTCGAGGAGGTGGTCGCGTTCTCGACGGGCAGGTGGTGGGTGCCCTTCTCGCCGAGGTATGGGAGGGTGATGGGCAATGCGCCTCCCGGCTTGAGCTCGGTGCATCGACGGACGATCTCGCAGGCGATGGCCCTCCACGACAGTCCGTCCAATGCGAGGCCGCCTCGGCTGGTGTGTCCCTCGTCCGCGCCGAAGCGTCCCTCGGTGGCGAGCACACGATCGTTGAGGAAGCTTTTCAATCCCATGACGGGGATGGACACGCTGCCGCGCTTGCTGGACCTCACGCCGATGATACCGGCCACGATCGGCCGTCCAAGCGAGTCCGGCTCGTCCATCGTGGTCTTCCAGCACAGGACGATGCCGCGCCGGTACGGTTGGATGGCGCGTGCCTTCTCCTCCGGCGTGTTGCCGGGGATGGCCGTCCATGGCAGGTCGAGCCCGCCGATCTCGTCCTCTCCGACGTCCTTGCTTTTGGTGGTGGACAGGGCGCAGTCGGCGACGGTCATCGACCAGGTGAAGGCCGGCAGGTCGATCTGTTGCGCGATCTGGCCGCTGACGGTGTCGAAAAGATACGCGCGCCACGACATCAGCGGAACACCCCCATGTCGGTGACGGTCAATTGCTGGATGCCGTACAGGGTGACCGGTGCCGTGTTCGCGGCCGGGTTGCCGCACACCCACGCCTCGACGGTGTGCTCGCCCTTGTTGAGGATGGTGTCGTAGTCGACGCCCTTGGATTCCGCGAAACGCCACACGCCGATCTCGTCGAAGGCTCCCTTGATCCACGAGCTCGCCTCGTTGACGCCGCTGTTGAGCACCTGTCCGTCCGCACGCAACTGCACGAAATAGGAGCCCATGAGCGAATTGTCCGTGCCGCAGGAGGCGCGCGCCTTCCACGCCACCTTGACGGTGCGGTCGGTGGTCAGGCGCAGGCTGACGCTGCACCGTTTGACCCACTGCCTGTTTTCGGGGATCGTGTACCGCTGGTTGACGTTCTGCGAGGCGAGCACGCCCGCGCTCATCCCATACGGGTAGGCGTAGTCCGCGGAATGCGGTTTCGTGGCCTTCGCGGTGCTCGACGCTCCGGCGGGAAGAAGCATGTCGATGACGCGCGTGCATCCGTCCGGAGTCGCCGGGGCCGCTGGATTCGCGGCCGGCGTGCCCTGGGTGACGCCGACAACCACCTGATTGTCCGAATCACCCTGCGACATGTCGTGAGCCTTGATCCACACGCGGTCGATGCGCGGCCATGTGGAGTCGCCGGCCGCGACTGCCGTGGTCTGGCCGCCGGGCCAATACGCTTCGGTCTTGCCGTCCGCGTCGCCGCGTGAGCAGATTGCCACGCCGGCCGCCACGTCGTATTTCAGGTCGTTGCGTCCGGTCACGCCCAGTCCGGTGACGATGCCGGTCGACGCCCACAGCGCGTCGATGATCTTGCGGTGCGTGAGCGGCGTGACGCCGTTGCCGGAAGAGTCCGGCTGGACCCCCAAAGCGGTAGCCATAAGTTGTACCTCCATTAGCTGAAACGTTTATCGGTCACATGTAGGCGTCATGCGTGACGCACGTCACCCATCCAGAGCCCGAGGACTGGAGCGTCACGCCAAGCGAACCGCCCGGCTCGATGACCGGGAAGCCGCGGGCGATCAATCCCCTCGACACGTCCACGCCTCCGATGGTCGCCGAATGGGAGCGCGAGTCGAGGATGAGCGGCGTCACGCCCACGGGTTGTGAATACGAGAGACTCGAACCATCCTGGAAGGCGACGGCCACTCCATCCGGGAAAGGCCCGGTCGCCTGAAAGATCGGATAGGCGCGACTGGTCCCGTCATTGTGCAGCACGCATGCGTTCCGAGAATCCGAAACCTCGACGCCGTACTGCACGGGATACTGCAGGCCTGTGGCCTTGCCACCGTAGCGCAGTCCTCCGAGACCACTGTCGGCCTGCGGCCAGATTTGCACCTTCTGCGGCTGCGATGACAATCGCTCGGGCCGCTCGAAAACGATTGTGATGGTCGAATCCGCGATGCTGCCGGACCGATAGTCAGGCTGCTGGGTAAGCACCATATATCCGCCACTGCAGTAGGTATCCTCATTACCGTCGACCACGCGCATCGTGACCTGACGATGCACGAGTCTGCGCACACTGTCCGTCAAAGCGAGCAGCGCGTCACGGCTGGAAGCGTTGGCATTCCAATGCAGGGTGACGGTGCGGCTGGCGTAGGAGATGTCATCATCGCTCACGTCGTGTCCACCGTCGCCCTGGCCGCGCGCCGTCACATTGACTTTCGCGGCGGGAGTCGACCACCAGCCCTCGATGCCGCCTTTCGCGATGCACAGGCAATCGAGATCACCAGAGCCCTCGAAGCGCACCGGCTCCAAGCCGGAGGCCGACAATTCCGCAAAATAAGCCACATCGGCCTCCTTTATCGCAATTGGTGTCGCGCTGTGCGCACCAGGATTGACGCATCAGCCCACGGGTCCGAGCGCTCCGGGATGCTCACATTGAGGTTGACGGTCCTATCGCCCTTGTCCTTGACATCGGAGCCGAAGACCTTGAGGATTTGCTCGCGCGTCAAAACGAGCTCCGGCTGCTTGGTCTCGTTGGCCACGAGATGCCGTCCGGGAGGCAGGATGCCGCCGCGATCGTACAAGGTCGGCCTATCGTCTCCGACGATGCCGCCGAGCGCGTAGCCGCCCGCACGATTCAAGGCGGAAAGACTGCCGTAACGGTGCAGCGCGTAATTGACACCGGCATAGATGTTGGCGAGCGGATCCGTGATGCCACGGGACCTGTATTGTCCCGCGTAGGCGGCGAATGTTCCAGGAATGGTCTGCATCAGGCCCTGCGACGGGTGACCGGCCCTCGCGTTGGAGTCCCAATTGTTGATGGCGTTCGGATTGCCGCCGGACTCCTGATTCATTCGGCGCAGCACGGTGTCGGCCCAGCTTGCGGGCTGGCCCAATTCCTTGAGCACCTGCAGGACTAGGCTCCTCCAGCGTTCCACGCCGCCACCGACCGAACCATGATATTGGCCCGCCTCGGATTTGCTGGTCCACTTGGATGCCAGGTCGGACGCCATCGACTTGACCTTGTCGACAAGAGCCGTAGCGGCACTCACCGGCAGTCTGCCGACCATCTGGCCGAACTGGCCGCCGCTGATTCCCGCCACCTGCGATTTCACAGGCGTGAGAATCTTCGACGTGACCCAATCCACAGGATTCTTCACAAAGGCCTGAGCTGTCTGGGACAAATCCTCGATGAATTTCTTCGCTCCGGACACCGCCTTGCCAATCTTGGAGGCAATGCCACCTTTGGCGAAGCGTTGGACGCCATCAAGACCCATATCCTCACGGACGGCCTGCACGCCATGGTGGCGAGCCAAAGCGTTCCAGCGGTAGACGTTCTCCGCGCCGACGGCCTTAGTCCATTCCGGCACCATCCACGCCTCGCCCGGCGAGGTTATCGCCGGGATTGAATCGACACCCGGATTGTATCCGGGGTTGATGCCGCCGACGGTGCCGCCGGTTGCGAACTTCACCGTCGGAAGGGAGAGTTTCAGGCCGACGGCGCCGGCCACCGAATCCCATACCTTCTTGATGCCGTTCGTGTACACCGTGTTGACGACGAAGGCCACCGGAGCCCTTGCGGCCTCCTTGACCTGATCCCAGCTTCGTTTAATCCAATCCTTGGTGGACTGGAAGGTCTGGCCGATGGCATTGACGGCATTGGAGATAGGAATCTTCACGTTGTTGTCGAACCACGTGCCGACCGAGCTGAAGACGCCGGTTATCCGGTCTTTGGCCGTCTGGAAAATCGACTGGAAAGTGCCCGGAATCCCCTGGAAGAAGCCGGTGATGGAACCGGGAATGCCGGCAAACCAGTCACATACCACCTGCCACTTGGATTGCACCCATTGGCCAGCGGAGTCAAAGAAACCGCCGACAGCGGCCGGAATACCCGAGAAGAAACCTCCGATTGAGGATCCAACACCTGAGAACCAGTCGCAGATGCCCTGCCATTTGGCCTCAACCCACTGGCCCGCCGAATCAAACCATCCACCAATCGCCGATGGAATACCGGAGAAGAAGTCGCCGATCTTCTGACCTGTGGTCCCGAACCAGTCCTTGACACCGTTCCAACGGTCCTCGACCCATTGGGCCGCGCCGTCGAACTTCGATTGGATCTTGGCCATCAGGTCGCACCAATTGGTGTTGATCCAATCGCCGGCGTCGCCCCATGCCTTCTTGATGCCGGCCAGAGTGTCCTGCTGGGCTTTGACCTGCGCTGCCGTATTGTCAGCCTGTGCCTGCCCTGCCTCGGAGAACGCGCCTTTGATGCCGTTCCAAGCCTTGACTCCGGCATCGCGTTGGCCGGAGCTCATCGAAGCTTGCGCGGAACCGGTATTACCTGCGAACCCCTGCTCGTCGGCTTTCTTTCGAAGGCTTCCGAGTTTGTTCATTCCGGTTTTCGCGGCACCCACGGCCATTGATGGCCAGTTCAGCGGATTCAGGTTGTGTTCCCATGTGGAGTTCTTGATTCCGAGGAACTTGTTGTTTTCCTGTGCGGCCTTGTACCGTTTCTGGTAGTCGGCGTATGACTTGTCGCCCTCGCTGAAACCGGGAATTTTGTTCAGTTGACTCCATGCCCACTTAGGAGTGCCTTTTTCGACGTTCTTCGCAGCTGAAAGCATTGCGGTTCCACCGGCTGCGATTCCAACCTTGCCGACGGTAAGCTTTGACAGCCATTTCGGAGCCTTCAGCCCGCCGAGGAACTTGCCGAACGATTTCAGCGCGTTGCCAGCGGTCTTGATGCCTTTTCCGGCGATGCCGAAGCCTTTGCCGATATCCTTGGCGACACCGAAGATGTTCTTCAGTATCTTGAATCCTTTACTACCTAACCACAGGTAGATGGCCGTATCGAAGATGGTGCCCTGCTGGTCAGCGGACAGACCGTTCCACGCCTTCTCGATTGATGCGAGCAGGTCGAGCAGTGGCTTCAGACCAGCAAGCGCCACATTGGCGGCTTTCAAGGCCTTGTTCAAGTTCGACTTGTCGCCATCCGCCGGGGTGTTGAAAAATTCACACAATCCGGGAAGGTTCTTCAGCACCTCGCTGGCGGAGTCGCGGATGCCGAGGAGGCTGTCTTTGAAGTCGATGAGTGTCTGGCGGTCTGCGTTCTCGAAGGCACGGTTGAACTCGTATGAGAATTCGCCGGTCTTGATGAAATCGGTGAGACCTTTATACCCCCACCGAATCCGCTGGTAAGCGTCTTCGATGCCCGCATACGACTTCTTGTCGATGTGGAAAGATTCAGCCAATTTTTCGTTGACTTTGCCGGTCTCGATGAATTCCAATGATCCGGAGACCGCCTTGGCCACAGCCGAGCCGACATCTCCGAATTTCGCCGTAAAGCTGTTAATGACGCCGCTGATGCGGTCGACACCGAACGCCTCGATAATCTTCTCGATGGCCTTCTGGACGCGGTTTTTCGCGTTCTCCATCGCAGTGCCGATGCCCTGTGTGGCGTCTTTTGCCTGCGTCGTAAATGATGCGTACGGCCCGTAGCCGTCCTTATTGAGCTTGACGAGCGCCTTATTGAAGTCCTCGAAGGTGACCTTGCCACCCTTCATCGCCTCATATAGGTCGTTCTGCTTCGCGTTTGCGCCAAGGATGCTCTTGGCCAATTGGTTCATCTGGCCAGGCATTGCATTGACGACACTTCGCCATGCGGCGGCATCGACCTTGTTCGCGCTCAACATCTGGTTGTACTGTTCGATGGCGTTGGCCTGCAGCACTGTGTCTTTGCCGCCGGCCAGGACGGCATTGTTGAACGCCAATGCGATGCTGGTGGCCTCGTCCAGATTCTTGGTCAACGGAGCAAGCTGCTGGACCATGCCGATCATGCTTGATGTGGTGGTCGGCAGGCCGTCGATGCTGGCGCTGATGCGTTTGATGGCTGCGGCAGCGTCATTCGAGTCGTACCCCAAATTCTTCATGACTTTGGGGAAATTGTTCATCGTGTCGGCGCGTTTAATGGCGCCTTCCACATTGCTGGTGATGATGTTTGAGACTTTGCTGAATGCCGACTGCGCGAACCCGCTGATGGCTCCGAACTTCGCGGCTCCCCACGCGGTGAAGAAGCGTTCGGAATCTCCGACTCCCCTTGCGGCAGTGGTGGTGACGCTTGATTGCATGCTACGGAAGGAATTGATGGCATTGCGCGCCGATGCCGCGGCGGACGCGAAAAATCCCGACTGCTTGGAAGTGCTCGCGTTCAGATTCGTCTGAGCGTCGTGGAGCTGCGTCTGAGTCTCTTTCAGGCCCTTGCTGGCGGCTTTGAGTTGTTCCTCGGCCGATGTGACGGCTTCGGTCTTCTGCCTCGCCTTGCTCCTTGCGTCGTTGAGTCGTGCTTGGGCGTTGATGGCCTGTGAGGAGGATTGTCCGCTTTTGACGATGGTTTCCTGCAGTTTGACTTCGGCGGCCTGTACGCGCAGGTCGGCGCTTTTCTGCTCGTCGCGCGCTTTTGCGATCTGCGACGTGCACTGGCTGACCGCCTGCGCGGCCTTCTTCTCAGCCTGCTGCAGGCTCTTGACCTGCTCTGACAGCACGTCACGGCCAGCGGCCTGATTCATGGCGTCGGAGAATTTCTTGCCGGCATTCCGTCCTGCGGAGGTGGCCGCGGCCGTCACACCGCTGTTGAGCTTCGTGCCGAAAGCGCTCAGATTCGGGAGCACATCGATCCATGCGGCTGTGCCGGCCATGAGACCACCTCACTGTTCAGTTTTTCGATTGATCGCCCGTGACAAGCGCCATGAGCTCGCTCCGCTCCTGCGCGTGTAAGGCCTTGCTGTCGACAGACGACTGTTCGCGTTTGGACTCAGCCACCACGACAGCCGGAGGCTTGGTGCGAGGCCTGATGTCATCCTCTTCAAGGGGATGCTCCACAAATGGAGCGCACTGGGTGATGGTTAGCTGGATGTCACGGAGCATGTCGCCCAAATCGTGCAACAGCCATTCCGACTCACTCCAGCCATCACCAGCCAAAGCACGAAAGAAGACGTTGTCCGGCGGCATGTGGATTATCAGCGCATGCAATGCGCGGAGACTGATCTTGCGTTGCCAGAACTCTTGGATGGGGTCACGCGGCGCGTAGACCGCGCATAACGCGGCCTCCAATTCCTCCGCGTGACCATCGCCGTCAAGGAGCTCTAAAGCGTTGTAGGGTTTCCCTCGCTGTCCGCCTCATGCACTTCATCGGCCGCGTCGTCGAGCAGGAGGAAAAGCAGGCTGATCTGTCCGCCGGCCTCGATGAAATCATCCCACTGGGCGCCGAGCAGCGCTTTCGCCAAGTCGAACTGGTCGTCGGACTCCTGCGCCTTCGCGAATGCCTTCTTCTCCTCATTCGACTGGAAAATTGGAGCGTGGATGCGGAATTCCTTCGCATCCGGCTCGTCGTCGATGGTGAACTCGATCCACTCCCGAATCTTCGGGTGGGATTCAAGATACTTCGCCTTCACGGCCTTGAGGCTGCGGACCTTACGCTTCTTGTTGTCGGTCATTGTTCAATCCTTTCAAAAAAATCAGTGTTCCTTTCGGCGAGAGAAGAAGGGAAAATCCCGCACCGGTGAAAGGAATCAAAAGCCCGGTGCGGGAAGAATCAATGTCAGTCGGCGACCGGCTGTGACTCGGAGGACGCTGCCTGATCGGACACCGGCTGCGACTGGGAGACATCAGCATGAGGCGCGGCACCGGCCTTGGCGATCTTCTCGCCCTCGTAGAACACCTTGCCGGTCTTCGGATCCTGGAAGAAGGTGAAGGTCTGGTCCTCACCCTCGGCGTCGGAGCGGTTCTTGGTGTTGTCGCCCTGATTGGTGACCTTGACGCGATAACCGGCCTCGATGCGGTAATGTGCCGCGTCGCCCACACCGTCCTGACCGATCCAGATCAGGCGGTAGTACGGGAATTCCGTGGTTTTTTCATCGGTGAATTCGAAGCCCTCATCCTTGTTTTCCGGCCACTGGGAGACGGGCAGGCCGTGGGCCAAGGCCTTGACCCATGCGTTCATTTCCAGGAAGGTGAGCTGCAGGGTGCGGGTACGTCCGGTGATGTCGGAACGCACCGGCTCCAGATCCTGCACCGCACTGGTGTCGGCGGACTCGATGCCGCGACTCATCTTCGCGCCATCAGTGCTGATGTAGCCCATCACCTTGAAACCCTCGGGCAGCTGATTCGGTTTGTTGGTTGCGGTGTCGAAGAAAGGATCCGGCATCGCGGTCGAATAGTCGGCGATAGCGAGCAGCTGAGTGCCCCACTTTCGCACGTTTCCGTTATTGTCATTGAGAATGCTGGGCACATCGGTGATGGCAGCCATCATTTCCTCCAATCGTTGTCGTTATTTGAGACTGGTTTTTGGGCGCATGTCGAGAGATGCCGTGGCGGTGCAGCGAAGCACGCCGGCGGCACGCTCGTATGCGATTTGAGAGAATTCGGTGATTCGGGCGGCGTCAACGTAGCCGTAGCGGTTGCCTCGGCCTCCGAGCCTGAAGATGGAAGCTTCGATACGTCCGGTGATGTCGGCCATCGACTTCCAGTCGGCCGCGTACACGTCGATGTCGACGCTTCGCGTGCGCGTATAGTCGGCACCCTGACCTCCGCCGGGCGCCGGCGTGACCATCACACAAGGCAGATGGTCTTTCATGTCATCCGGCAGCTTCGAAACCGCCGAGATGCCGACATCGTCCTTCAGCCAAGCGATCAGCAAAGGGAGCGGGTGGGGCCATTGGCCTTGCAGGAGCATGAGTCAGTCCCCCATCTCCGCTATCGCGCGGCGCAGGAAGCCCTTCTTCGGCAGCTTGCCTCCGAACTCCTTCTCCGTGGCCTGCTCGTCACCGACGATGACGCGGGCGAAAGGCCTCTGGATGTGGCTCGGCGACTTCGTACCGGGACGTTTGCCCTGTACGACGCGCACGCTTTCCGCATAATGCCGATCACCTTCCTTGAGGGCGATGCGCTTCACAACCGGAGCGAGCCGACGTGCCTTCGCGTTCAAAGCTGAGGTGACAGCCGGATTGGACAGCACGTTTTTGCGCATCCAATCCTCATCGACCATGAATTTCCCGCTCATGACGTCACCTCCGTCATCCACCACTCGGTGTGGTTGCCTATCCCGTCAGGCGTCACATAGTCGAATGCCGCCGAAGCGGGCTGGAAAATGCGGCCATTCCACTCGATGCGCGAATCGCCCGTGAGCAGACTCGCGACGAGATCGCCGGAATGGCTGAAGCACTTGAATTGCGGCAAGTGGTTCGCGTCCTGGAAGAGCGGCAGGTCGGTCACTGCGACCGGCTGCACGTTGCACCCCTCGAGCACGGTTTTGCGCGTCGCATACTGCTGCTGGCCGAATTCGTCCGGCTCGCCGTCCACGACTTTCGTCGTGATGGTGAGCGTATGTCCGTGGATACCGTCCATGTCAGTCCACCTTGTATCGTGCGACCATCGCCGCCCACTGGGCCGTCGTGCCGACCGTCAGAGCGGACGAATAGGTGCGCTGTTCGGCGCCGGTGGTGTAGGACACGAGTCCGGGCAGCGTCTGGTAGATGGCCGCGGCCTGTTCGAGCACGACATCCTGGATGCCTGTCGGTACCGGGTCGTAGCCATGCCGGTACGTGACCTCCACGCTCCGCCACTTGTCCGGAATCGGCCGGTCGAGGCGTATCGCGCCAGACGTGGACCATTCGAAATCAGTGACCTGCCGGCCGTCGATGACCAGCTCCGTCACCTCGTGCACCGGGAGGCATGGCAGTGTGAGAGCCCTGCCTCCGTCGGAGTCGAGGATGATGGTTTCTGTCATCATGCTGATCGGATTGTTGGCCTGTTCGCGGAATCTGCCGGAGGCAAGGTCCAAGGCGAGTTTGAGTTTCTCGTCATCGGCCTTGCCTCCGGTCTTCAAGGCGAGATCATAGATGGAGGCCAGCGGATCAAGCGTCGACTCCGCCATCGGTCACCTCCCGGTCACTTGTGGTCCTGGCTGGAAGTGGAATCGGCGGCGAGCTTGACCACGGCGAGACGCTTCGGTTCGCGGATGAAGAGCATGTTGCGTTCCTCCGCGCGCACGTAGGTCAGGTTGTGGCGGGCGTCATCCTCGTTCTGGTTGAACGCTTCGATGGTCAGCGGCACGTAATTGAGCAGCTGGACGGTGGAGAAGTCTCCCATGACGGCGGTGCCCTTCGGCAGTGCCTGCGATTCGATGCGCGGAATGCCCCACAGGGTGCTCGGACCCATCGCGAAGGGCCCCTGACCGTAGAAGCGATCCTGCTTGTCCTTTGTGAGGTCGATTGTCTCGTTGTCCTCCGGGTTCAGGACGATGGCCTGGATGTTGGTGCCGATGGCGGACAGGACGCGCTTCGCATGGCGCGCGGTGGTGAAGATGTCCGTGTCGAAGGCGACCTGCTGGGTGCCGGTCGTGTTCAGGATGCCCTTCTGCGCCACATCGGTCGAAGAATCGCCGTTGAGGATGGTCTTCTCGAGATAGGCGTTCAGGTTGCGCATAAGCGTCTGGTTGATGAGCGTGCTGATGATGCCGTCATCGTGCAGTTCCTGGTTGGTGACCTTGAAGCCGTCGGCGCAGGTCCATTCCTTCGCCTCGGCCATCTGCGTGCCGAGCTGGGATAGCGGCTTCTCGGCGTTCTCATTGACGGATGCGGCGGCACTGGTCACGGAGATGAGCTGACGGTACTTGATGTACGGCGAATCGGTGGAGCCGCGGGTGATGAGGTCAAGGAAGACGTTCGGCTGCGGATAGGTGACATCCGTGTAGCCCGGCAGCACGGTCGGGTTCACGGCGCCCGGCAGCGCGGTGGACAGCGGATTCGGATCCTGCTTGACGCGGATTAGGCTCTTGGCGATGCGCACCGGCGTGCGATCCGGGGTGGTGGCGTTCTTGAAGGCCTTGTAGGCGTCGGTGTGGATGAATGCCTCGCCGATGGACTTCGCCACGACCGGCTTGCCGGACACGTCGTCGGACGGTTCGGACGCGGCCAGCATGCTCTTCAAGGCTTCGGAAGCCTCATGCTCCTTGTCGATCCTCGCCTTCAGGTCGTCGGCCTTCTTGCGCAGGGAGATGATCTCCTCGTTCTCGTCCGCGGTGAATTCGCGGCCTTCGCCCTGCGCCTTGTTAGCGATCGCCTTCACGCGGGCGATGGTGTCCTGCAGTTCCTGCTTCATGCTCATGTTGGAATCTCCTTCGGTGATGAGCTGTGTTTCCATTTCCGCCGCCCACGCGGTCAAATCGGGCAAGTTCTCAACGTCGGCCGGTTCGCCTTCGCTTGGCTCTGGTTCGTCGGCTTCTTCGTCGGTGGTGTCCTGCGACCGTTCCTCGTTCATGACCTCGCGGATCATGTTTCGGAGCTCGTCGCGGTCGAATTGCTGCATTGAAAAAGGCCCCGGACCATTCGGTTCGGAGCCTTCGTTTGAATCAGTGTCCTGCTGGACTGTGTCGGCCGGCGGGTCCTCGCTTTTCGTGCTGACCAGTCGCGTTTCCGGGTTCGCGCCCTTGAGACAGAGACTGACCTCGAAAAGGTCGAATTTCGTGATGGGCCAGACGAGATCGCCATCCGGCGCGGTTTGCACGTCGTCATACCATGCCTCACCGCCGACGCTGAACTCGTGCACGCGGCCGTCCTTCAAAAGCTTGAAGCACTGCAGGCCGTTTGGACTGCTCAAATCAAGCTGGCCGTCAATCACAAGGCACGTATCGGTCTGCCGCATGTCGGTGATGACGCCGACGTTCGCGTTCGGATCCGTCCAATTATGGCTGAAGAGGATCGGGATGGTCTTGCCGGCGCGGAAATTCGCGATCGAATCATCGAAGGCGTGCGGCAGCATCATGTCACCCTGCGAATCGACCACGTTGAAGGTCGATACGACCGCGGTGAATTTGCCTTCGCCCAAAGACTGGCCGTTGCCCACGCCCATTGGCTCGGACTTGGCGAGAAGCGTCTTCCTCCGGCTCTCGGAGAGAGGACACATGTCATTCCTGTGCATTTGCACCTCCAAGATTCTGCGAGCCGCTGTCATGAGGGCTCGCCTGAGTGCCGCCGCCACGGACGGTGTTCAATTGAGTCAAAATCTCGTCGTATTCCTCGCCCTTCGGCTCGAGACCATGATCCGCTCTCGCCTCGTTGACGCTCATCCACGGACCACCGACGGCGGATGACGTGACCTGCGCATCGTCGATGAAGCTGCCGCGCAAAGCGGATTCGATATTGAATTCGATGAACTGGCCCGGGAAGAATCGACTGCAGATCTGCTCGTTGAAAGCACCCTGCAATTGCTCAAACAGTGGGCCCAATGTCTCGCGGTAGAGCGCGTCGCGGAAGGCCTGCTGCGAAGCGTATTTGCCTTCTCTTGCGCCGACCATCTCCGGCGGCACCTGATAGGCGGACGCCACCTCGATGTCGCTCAAGGTGCGACCCTCGACCTCCTGCGCGTCCTTCGGCGTGAATTCCGTGCCGACCTTCTGATATTCGATGCCGCGCAGGATAGGGCTCTCGCCCTCCTTGCCGCCGCCATCCATCCAATTCGCCAGCTCGGTCTGCAGTCTGCGTCGCGCATCGGAGGACAAAGCCTTCTCATTCAGATCCTGCGACCAGTAGCCGGGCATGCGCAGGCCATGCTTCCACAATTGCCGACGCCACTTAACGGCCTCGGTGTGCTCATCCAAAGTCTGCTGCAGTGTGAGCATCGGACTGATGCCATCGAAACTGCCGTAACCCTTGTCGCGGAAGTATCCGAGCGTGGTGTCCGGATCGTCGAAGCGGATGTACCCGTCAGGATTGGATGCCGGGTCGGTGGTGGTGAAGCCGTCGGCCTCATCGATAATGCCCGGACGCCTGTGGAACCGCCATTGTGAGGTTGGGAGCCTTTCGAGCGTCCCGTCTGCATCGGAGTAGACCACCAGGAATCGGTCGAAAAGCATCAGATCGGCCACGATGTCGTGAATCAGACGGTAGGTGCTCGTGCCAGCCGCCGGATTCGGATGATTGACCAGCTGATGCAATGGCCCGTCGGTGAGCATTTTGCGTCGACCGTATGGCTCGCCCTCGAATGCCTGGATGTGGACGCGGGCTACGTTTCGCGCGACGAATTCCACGACCTTGCGAACGCTCGGCTGCGTCGAATAGATCTCGAAGGCGCGAGGGCCGCTCGACAACGGCATTCCGGGGTCGACCACCGGCCATGGGCCGGTCACCGTGGCACCATTCCTGCCGGCGAAGTCGATTACACTGCCGGAGCCTTTGAAGAGGAGACTCATTCGCTCACCGCCTTAGCAAGTCTCAGAATCACAAAACCGGAAACAATCCAGCCAAGAGGAATCCAGAAAAGAAAACAGCCGGTGATGATGAAGGCGAGTCCGAGAATCTCCAGAATCAACTGCAGGAGGTCAAGCAAAAAGGCTTTCCGTCTCATAAATGCTCCTTTCCGGCGCGGGGCGGGTCAATGCCTCGCTCAATGCGTTCAGGGTCGCGGCCACGCCGTCGATCTTGTCGCCGGAGTTCTGCTTGTCCGGCTGGACGTTCCCATTCGTGTCGGTCTTGACTGCGAGATTGTCCACATTCCACCGCAATACGGGGTTGCCGTGGTGTCGGAAGAGCGGAGCGTCCTTCGTGCCGGTGAGCAGCAATCGCTGCATCTCCTTGAGCACCGGGCTCAAGGTCTTCGTGCCCTGCCGGACGATGGTCAGACGATCCACGTCCAACCCGGCCTCCTGCAGGTCATTGGCGACCTGCGTTGCGTTCCACGGGTCGTAGCCGATGGTCTGCACATCAAAAAAGTCAAGGTCATGCAGGATGCGCTTCTCCACGAAGGCGTAATCGGTCACGTCGCCGGGCGTCAGGGTCAGCCAGCCGTCACGCACCCACACGGATGCCATGCCCGCCGTGCGCTTGTCCAATGCCGGCAAATCGGACTCGGGCGCCCAGAATCGCAGAAGCACGTCATATCCGCCGCAATCGTCCGGGAAGAGCAGCGACCAAGCCGTCAGATCGGACACCGCGCCGAGATCCCAGCCGCCATAGCAGACGCGGCCTTTGCACGTCTCGGCCATCTGGTCGGGCGAAGCGTAGACGGCACCGGCATTGCGGTCCCACGAGTCCAATGTGATGAAGCGTTCTGACTGCTTCGTGCGGATGCCGAGATGCAATCGGAGGTAGCTGGCGAGCTGCGCCGGCGAATTCCGCGCCTGATTGGCCTGAGCCGCCAAGTATTCGGCGCTCGGGCTCTTGCCGTAGCCGGGGTTCGCCTTCATCTGCGTTTCGACAGCGAATGGATTATCGGTCTCGTCGGCACCCCAGACCACGCCGTAATACGTGTCATCCTTGATAGTGCCGGCAGCGAGCTGCTCCACGTATTTGCGCGTCTGATCGTAAATCGTGTTCGATTTGCCATCATCAGGCGTGGTGATGCGCACACCCAAAGGCTGGGTACGCGAGCCACGACCCGTCTCCAATGTTCGCACCAGATCCGGCGTCTTATGCACATGAAGCTCATCGACGATGAAGCAGTGAAGATTCATGCCATGCGCCGCATCGGCGGCACTGGAAATCACTTCCATGTAACTGCCGGAGCGATTGTGGACGATACGCTTCTGATGCGCCGTCATCACACCCTTCAAAGCCGGCGTCTTCTCCACAAGCTGTTTGATCGGTTGGAAGACGAAGCCAGCCTGATGTTCGGTGGACGCGGCGCACACGACCTGCGCCCCCGGCTCACCATCGGCACCAAGCATATAGACTGCGATGCCACCAGACAGCGTCGACTTTCCGTTCTTACGCGGCACATCGACATACAAATCGCGGATGATGCGCACCCACTGTCCGTCGGCGTTCTTCTTCACCCATCCGAACACTGGGGCGAGGATCCACACCAGCTGCCACGGGTCAGGGTCAAGCGGCTTGCCAGCCCACTTGCCCTGCGTGTGACGGAGTGTGTGGAAGCTCAATAGCACCTTGTCGACGCGAGCGGGGTCGAACACTGCGCCATCGACGTTCCTTGGCTCCGGTGTCTTGATCTTCGGCACCTGCCATTCCTTCGGCAGGTCCATGCCACGCTCCAGGCAATACCAAGCGACCTCGGGACTGATCTTCAGACGTTCCAGAGTCTCAGCGTCCGGCAGTTCAGGCGAACGGGTTGAATTCTTCATCTTCCTCGGCCTTTCCAGCGACATTCGATTCGCTCGCCGGAGTCAGGCCGAACTCATGCGCGAAAGCACGAATCGTATTCTGCGATTGGGTCAGCACGGTAAAAGCGGGATTGAGCTTGCGAGCACCACGCTCCGTCTCGATGAGCACGCCCTCCTCGTTGATGCACTCCTGCGCGGCCCTCATCGAAGCCACAGCAGTGCAATACGCCACGAGCGCATCCCGATCCTCCGGCTTGATGAGCTTCAACCGCGCGAGCTTCGGAACGATTCGCCGCCAAGTGTTCAACGCCTCGCCGCACAGCCACGCCGGCACCGACGGAGCCTTATGCTCGAAACCTGCATCGTCCTCCGAAATCTTCCTGCCGCCTGCATCACGATCAGGACCGCGACCATTGATGACCCTCAACTGGAGAGGCTGCCGCTGCGGTCCACGAGCACCCATGACAGCCTCCTTCACATGGTGGTTTGACCCCTAAAACCTGAGACGCGCGAAAAAGAGTTTCGGCGGCGCCCCTAGTCGAACCTTTGTTCGACTTTCGGAACGCCATACCCGTCAGTGGAATATCCCGGGGTAATTCCTTCGGTCTTCTTGGTCTTTAAGGGTCTTGCATTGGTCACAGAGTGTTTGCGTGTTGTTGATGTCAAGGAATGCTCCACCTGCGCCGACTGGGATGATGTGATCGACATTGGTTCCCTTGCGGTTGCATCGTCTGCAATTGGGCTCGAGCTTCAAGCGTTCGGCTCTGACGTGTGTCCATTCGGTGTGGTGTTGCCTCAAGGCTCTCGTGTGTGCTGATGGATTCCGCCATGGTTTGCGTTGGTGCTGGTCACAGCGTCCTTGATGTGTAGCTTTGCGGCTGCATCCTGTGAAGGTGCATCGTGCTTGTGGTCGTGTCGGCATCAGTCGGTGACTTCGATTCCGAGTCGGGTCAAGGCGTTGAGGAAGTCGTCCTCGTAGATGCGCAGGCCCCACGCTTCCAGGGCATCACCCCTGCTGATCTGCATGCCCGCCTGTTCTCCTTGGTCGGCTATGCGTGTGAGTTGATGTGCGATCTCTTCGAGGACTTCTTTCATTTCTGCTCCTTTCGGCGTGTAATATCTATCTCGCTTGCATAACTTATGTATTTTTGATACAATAGTTTATGTCAACAGGAAAGGAGGTGAGCATGAAATGGACGGATATCGTAACCGCCATCAGCTCGGTGGCGAGCAACATCATCGCGCTGGCGGCGCTCATCATCTCGATACGGCGCAGACCACGCCATAAGAGATGACGAAAGGGTTCCGAGCAGACCTAGTGCCCGGAACCCCGGTTCCATCCTATTTCATGGCCATCATGAAAACAAGCACCATATTCGCCGTCTGCGGCATCACATGCGACCTGCTGTCCGCCATGCTCGGCTTCGCGGGAAAACCATGGCAAGCCGGACTGTTCGGACTCGCGGCGGGCATCTGGTGCATCGCCACGCTCATCATGGACAGACGGGACGGCGATGACGACTGAATACCTCGGCGTCAAACAGGTCGCCAAAAGACTCGGCGTCGCGAACGCAGCAGTCTACGACCTGCCGGAGCCGGACGTGCGCATCGGCCGCACACGCGGCTGGCTCCCCGAAACCATCGACCGGTGGAACGCGCAACGTCCCGGCAGAGGCGTCGGCGGCGGCAGACCACGCAAACAAAACGACAAATAAACAAATGGTCCGGAAGCGATTCCGGGCCATTCCTTTTCATGGGTGGCTCCGGAGAGATTCAACTTCATCTCACGCCGACGGAGAAATCATCAATGTTCTCGATGATGCCGTCGATATATTGTTCGCGTTCTTCTTTCTCACTTTTGCCAAATATCTTAAACATGCCAGCTAATATGCATGACACCACGCCGATAGCCAAAATCAACCAGTTGCCGTGACCTCCGGAAGAACTAGAGTCCACCGCGAATTGGATTATCATCGGGATTCCGATACCGATTGCGCACCAAAAAGCGTTGTCTAATTTACCATTGCCATCCGGAATTCGTCTGATATCCCTTTTCAGATGCTTGAGGTCGGTCGTACGCACCGGTATCGCCTCCTCCTTTGGCATCTTAACGCTCGTCGAAAATGCCGCCTTCTGTTGGGACAGCCCTTGAAGCCCTTGAAGGTTCGAATTCACGATTTGCCCTTCCCCTGCTCCGTATGATTCGGCTCCGAAGGAACGGCACCAGAGATTATCGCGTTCATGAAAAAGGTGTATCCACACGTCTGACATACGACAGCGGTGATGGGCGTGACCTGCGAATCTCCGCCAATCACAATATCTCCTGAATTGAATTCCCTGAGTTCCAGGGCTTGCCCCACCCCCCACTGCAGGCCGCCACAAATCGGACAATTCCGCGGTTGAGTCCAATGCGACGCAAGCCATTCCATTGCCTTCGCGGATTCGTCGTTGCGACGTTTCTGATGTTGTTCGCGTGTTTCTTTTTCGATTGGCATGTCAGCAAGTCTAGGACCGTCCCACGCCAGCGGATTCAACGCCAATCGAAAACATGATGACATGGGACGACCGAGTGCCTTCGGCGGGATTCGAACCCGCGCATACACTCGAGCCGCAAGGAAGAGGATCCGAAGATCTGCGACCGGTGCGATCTGCCGTTGATTCCTACGAAGGCATGGACAGGCGGATTTGAGCATCACCGCATCACGGAAGCACGGGATTGGCTTGCCTGCCACATTGGGGTATGTCCACTCTGACGGGAGTGGGCGGAGCGTGTCCGATATGCCGTTCGGACAGGACGGGACTGCAACCCAGGGAGTTAGGAGAATCCATGGCGGATATGAGTGAGGGTCCAAACCAAGTCACCTCGGTTTGAACCCTCTAATCCACTGACAATTCTGCGTTGCACTTTCGATTTTGTCAAATCGAATCGCGTCGCAACACCTGCCGATGCACATCCGAAAGCCGGTACAATGGCCGCCCCTTCTCATTCTCACCGGCCGGCTGAAGCCTGCCACGCTTACGCCACGAGCGAATCGTGTTCGCATTGCACTGGAAGCCGCATTCGCGCAGCAGCTCCGCGCACTCCCCCGCCGTGAACGCCCTGCCTGATTCGATGCACTCCTTCAGGAACCCCAACCGGACGTCGATCACACGGTACGTGCCGCCGCACACCGGACAGGCAACGTTCACCGCGCCGACCTCCGCACTCAATTCGACACCGCACAATGGGTTCAGACACCTGCCGATACCATGCTTGGATGGCGGCACGTCGATGATGCCCAGCGTCTTGCGCGCCAACCGCTGCCAGTCATGCCAGATCAAACCGATGTCCGGCAGGCGGTTCAAACGCTGGCATGACCAGCATGCCTTGAGCATGTCGACGATGGGCGGGACCGCGATGCTTGTGGCCCATGGCATGGCCGGCGGCGCATACAATCGACACCACAACGCCGTCACCGCATCCTCGATCTCCTGCAGATGGTCAACGACCGAGAGTCTGATAGGCGTGGGAGCGGACGGCAGGTTGACACGTCCAGGCTGGTGGCCTCCGTAATGCGCCGTCGAATCCAGAAACTCGCGCAAGGCATGGATCCAGATGGGATAGTCGTGGATCCATCCCCTCAAAGCGTTCTCGCACTTGTCGCACATCGTGGCTTGAATACGGCACTCCCCGCCGCACACTCTACATGTTGTGGTTGCTTCCCGTTTTTTGCCCATATGTTGCGATTTTATCATTTTGGCCATCCCGAATCGAACATCAGTTCCATTTCAGGTATTCCCGCCCACGGGTCGGGATTATCGGGATCCGGAAGCATCGTCGGGAACCCCTCAAGGGTCGAATAATGGAATTCCCTCCCGCTCATGTCGGCGGGTTTGACACTGACAGGCATGAGCGCGCAGTCGTGCGCGCCCAAGTATATTCCATCCGGACTGATACCCAACGGTCCAGCGACCGTTTCCAATCGGATTGTGTCCGTCTGCGCGATGAGACGGATCCGGATGAGCTGCCGGCCGAGGATGATCGCGGTGACCAGGTCGTCGCCTTCGATGATTCCCGCGTCCCATGACTGCCAGACCACGTCCCTTTCGCTGAAAATCCACCGGCCGCATGAGCACACGACCGGAAAGAGATGCGCTGGATTGCCTTCCGGGGCGAACCGGCGCATCCACTGCGGCGGTTTCCGGCTCATCCCATCATCCGCTTCCAAAAACCGTCGGACGCCGTCACAAGCCGGTATCCACAGTATGGGCAGGTGGCATAATATGCGCCGACGCGTTCTCCGCAATGCGCGCATTCGATAAGTCGGATTGCCTTGCTCGTTCCAGTCATATTCTTCGACATAGTCGACCCCTCCTTAGCTGAGGCTTCGTTTGATTGATTTCCAGATCCGGTCGAGTTCGGCATCGGCCAAACCGCTATCCCTACCGCGCTTCAGCAGGTCATCGTGAATCTGCCGTTCGTTTTCCGGATGATTCTTCAGCCGTCCGTACGCCCACGCATGCAATGTGCTGTTGCGTTGGCCCTCCGGCACCGGCGTCATATCCGGCATGCCATTGGAAATCGACGTGGCACGCCTATCGGCCATGACATCGTCCAAGCTCAAAGCGGGCGCCTCCGGCTTCGGCTCGTTCGTGTAACCGAAATCCTTGAGCATGCGCATGACCGCCTCGCTCGCCTCCGGCACCACGCCGGCGGGCAGATCCGCCAGCTCATACCGTTTGCCGTCGATGACGCTGCCAGGGCCAAGCACATAACCCCTATTGCTCACACGCAGGTCGATCGGCAGATTCTGCTCATGCACCGCGTTCTTCAGCAAGCCGATATCCATGCCGGCCGGCATGCGATAGTACAGGTGCACGCCATGCGGTGTTTTCGTGACCAACGTGGCCGGCAATTTATCGGTACCGTAGTCGCCCGTCAACGCCTGCAAGCACTGCCAACCGTCAGGACCACCATCCTCGGACGGCTTGTCGCAGTCGATGACGAAACAGTCGCCAAGCGGAACGACCGCATAACGACTCATCTGACCGGTGATAAACGATGCATCCACGTGGCTATCGTCAGACGGATTCAACCGCTTCCACGACAACGACACCTTCCCGTCGACCGGACCTCCGGCCTTTCGTGCCTTGCCTTCGCATGGAGCGAAACCGACATGGCCATCCAACGCCGATTCGACGATTCCGGCCAGATCCTGACAATCGCCCACATCATCCAACGGGAGCAGACTGTCACGAGACGGCTTCGACAATGCCGTCTGCCACCAAGTGTCGGCTGGCTCCGTCTCGTTGTCGAGAGCGGCCTTGCGGTACGCGTCGAAACGGTCACGGTTAACGACGCGGACGACGCGCGGCTGTCCCTTGCCAGGCAATGCCCTGGAACGCGCGTTCTCCAATCCGAGCACGTCCATAAGGGATTGCGGAATGGTCGTGTGGAATTCCTTACGGTAGTCGCCTTTCACGGCAACCGGGTAACCATACTGCTCTTCGTTCGACGCGATCTCGCTGATCAGCCAAAACATCTCATCCGAGATGTTGCGGGCAGGACTCAGATTCACGATCTCCGGCTCGTCCGACCTCTCCCACAGACGGCACGACAGGACGAAGAACGCTGCGGGATGCCGATGGCAGAAACCCTCGATCGCATGATACTGATCATACGATCGACCCTTCGACTGGTGGAATTCGACCTTGATGAAACGGCGCGAGTCCGAATTCTCGCTGGAATCGGCGAACTGCATGTTCGTCAGGTACAGCATCGTCGCGGTCGGCGTGACGACACGATACCTGCCTCCCGTCACTCGCGCGTTCATTTGCGAACCGGTCGACAATGCTCGCAGCAGGGGGAGCATGTCTTCGGTGACCGCGCACGCCTCATCGTCATAGGCGAACGCCTTGCCGTCCATCTCATCGTTCATCGATTCGCGGCCAAGCGTATAGCCGCCGCCAGCGCAATAGCCTTGCACACTGAAGCCGGGAAACACCTTGCCGACACCCAACACGCCAAGCAACGCCTGACGGGCGATCAGCGTCTTGCCATCACCACCGTGGCCGGACAGCACGTAGGAAAGCTGCTTGAACGGTTCCAGCCACGGAGTCGCGAACATGCGGCACAGGTTCGCATAGGACTTTTCGTCGACGGTCAGCCATCTGAGGATGCGTTCCGCGTCCTTCAACGCCTGATTGCCCATGCCAACGGGAGTGAACGTCTGTGTGACGGCGATATCCGGCTCGTCCCGCAGGCAAACGACTTTGCCGTCGCGGCGCACCCATACGCATGGGTCGCAGCGTACTCCGCGTTCGACTTGTTCGAACCATTGGCTTCGCTTTGCCTCGCGTAGAATCGTGGCCGAATAGAGCGGATTGCGGTCGCTGCTGCGCGCGTTGCCGCCGATATGGTATTCGTCCTCGATGTTTTTGACTGGATGCCAGCTGTTGAGCAGCAGTCGTTCGCCTTCGTGGTCGGCCATGTCTGGGTCGCGGCGCCAGAGCCTGTCCTGTGACGGACAGTAGCGCAAATGGCCTTCGCGGAGTTCCCATATGGCTTTCTGGTAGCCCGCCGCGACGACGGGCTCTTTTTTGCGGTGGTCTTCCTCGGTGCCGCCTTGGCAGACGAGTTGGAGATTGCGGCCGTCGATGGTCGTGACGATCGTGCAGTCGTTCGCTGGCGTGAACGTGAGTTCGAGCAGATGAAAGATTCCTGCGAATCGTGCGGGCAGGCTCTCGGTAAGAATGGGCTCGTATTTGCGGTAGTCTTTCATTTTTCACCTCCTTGTTTGCCGCGTGCCATCGAGTGTGCCGTTCCACGCCCTATACACACAACACAAAAACAACAAAATAAATACATATATAAGAAACAACGGAACATTGGAATAGTTGTATATATATGTTTGGTTTGGTTGGAATTCCAACGATTCCACTGTGCCAAAGTTTTGGCACAGAATGGCACATGTGCCGTTTTTTTCTGATGATGTGAGCTGTTCACTATGCCACCCTGTGCCTTTTCAGAGATTTCCTCTCGAAGAGATTCATCATGTTCGGGGCAGCGTCCGTCGCAGCCGCGACAGGCGTGGCGGACGCTGTAGTCAAATTCGACGGTTTTAGAATTCAGGCTCTCGTCCACTGCCTGCGCCGAGCGCGTTGATGACCTGGTCGACCGGCTTGCCGAGGAGTCCTGCGATCTCCTGCGCGGTCTTTCCCGCAGCGGCGAGCTGGCTTATGGTCTGCCTGTCGCTCGCGGTCAATTCGTTTGGCTGTCCGATGGTGGCCGGCTGGCCGTAAGCGGACTGTTGTGGCTGCTGTGGCGCATACTGCTTTTGTCCTGCCTGCGGGTCGTTCATCGCCGCGTTCAGATCGGACTGTTTCTTCGGCGTGACGACGTAGTCGTAGATCTTCGCATCGTTGTATCCGCGGGTCTTGGCGGGCTGTGTGCGGGCGAACGTGGCTTTCAGATGGTCGCCGACGTTCGGATGGTCGCCGACTCCGGCCTGACGGCATGCGAGGCGCAATTGGCCGATGTTGTAGCCTTTGACGTACACTCCGCGGATGCCGCTGTCGCCGACCCTGTCGGGGTCCTGCAGGCTGGTCTGCAGGTGGATGACGACCTGCGGCTTCGGCTTGCCGTTGGGATAGTAGAGGGGTTCGCCGGTGGTGAAGTCGGTCTGCTGTTCCGCGCGGATCTCCACGATTTCGCCTTCCACGCTGGTGCCGATCGGATCGTCCTTGCTGAACGCGCTGGGCGCGCCTCCCTGCATGACGTCGTCAAGGCTTAACGTTTCGGCGGGCTGCTGCTGCGCCTGTTGTGGCCGGTAGCTGGCTCCGCCTTGCTGGGTGAATCCGCCACCGTAATTGTTGTTTCCGAACATTGTCTTTTTACCTTTCTATTTTGTGTAGGTGGATTCGAGCAGCCCGATGAGCTGCCCCCATTTGTCCGGTATCGCCGGATATTGGTTTTGGTTGAGCTGGGAGAGGTCTCCGAGCTGGTCGTCCGGCCAGCTGCCGCATTGGAAGCAGTGGGTCGGACTGGTTGGCAAAGCGTGTATCCACGCGTCGCGCACGTTTGGTCCGTCCGATTCCTCGATGAGGTCAAGGAGGTTGACGAGGAGTTGCGCGCGGCTGAGCGCCCACCGTCCGGGTTTCGGGTCGAAGTCGAATTCGATCGGCAGTGCGTCGGCCAGGCTGACGCTGTTCCTGGGCAGGAAGTAGATGGCGTTCCTTTTGCAGGGTTCGCCGTCGTTTTCCAATCCGATGCCGTACAGGCTCGCCTGTATGCGATATTGTTGGCTTGGACCGTTGGCTTTGACGTTGCGGATTGTGGTGGGGCCGGTGATTTTCCAGTCGATGGTCGTGTTGTTTTCCGCGTCGTACAGGTCGATGCTGCCGTGGATGCGCTGATGGCCGTGGAGTCCGTGGATGCTGCCCACGTCGACGTGTCTTTCGGCGTCGAAGCGTTTCACGGCCCATGGTTCTCCTCCATCGTCGTCTGGGACGGTGAATTCGTCCTTGCGGCCGTTGAACAGGTGTTCGAATCTTGAGTGGACGCACGTGCCGATGAATGGCAGCCATGCGGCCGACTGGTGTTTCTCCCATCCGGCGAGTCTGGCGGCCAGGCAGTGGAGGCAGTCGGTGCCGAGTTCGCTTGGCCCGATCTCCTTTTGCAGGTTTCGTGGCTGGTTGGCGATGTGTGCTTCGATGATGCCGCGGATTTCCGTCCACTCCGTCGACTCCACCGTGGGTGCCGGCGTCGTTTCCGGTATGGTCTGGTTTGCGGCCATGACGGCCTCGAGGTCGAGTTCGCTGGCCATTTTCATGCCTCGCATTTCACGTCGAATAGGTAGCGGTACAGGATGTCGGCAAAAGCGTCGAGGTCGTCCGCGTCGAGGAGATACACGTTCTCGCTTAAGGACTTGTCGTAGGCGTCCAGCGCGTTGTTCAATGCGTGGTTGAAGTGTTGTCTGATGATCTTGTCGCCCATCATTCGACCACCAGGCTTGCCGCGCCGACTTTCACGCAATCCTGCAAGGCGTTTTCGCCGACCTGTTTGATGATCGTGGATAATGCTTTTGGTTTGATCTGGTAGCAGTCGGCGTACTGTTGCACAGGAAAACGCCGTTCGAATGCTCCAGCATCGAGATTGCGTTTGCCTTTCCGGATTTTCACGGTCAATGGTCCGGCCGCGTATTCGCCGGGCTCGCGGTTCTCCATGAGTTCGGCTTTCAATCCGTCGGCTTCTTCCTGCAGGTCGGCGATGCGGCTTTTCAGTTCCACGTACCGTTTGGCCAATGTTTCGAGGTTCTGCGCGCTCATTTGCTTGTTCCTTTCACGATGATGCTGGTTTTGGTGGGGATGACGCTGGTCTGGTGGTGCGGGTAGGAGCGTCGGTGCGTTTCCACGACGTCGAACGCGGGCGTGGTTCGCATGGCCGGCCCCAATGGTCCGCACGTGCGGCAGTACGGCATGTGTCCCCTCTGCTTGCTCATTCCACGTCCTCCACTGTCGATTGCGTCATGCTGTCGTCTTCGGTGGTGTGATTCGTTTCCTCGCACCGTCGGCTGATGATCACGGTGTCGCAGGTCCTTGGATTGCGTAGGAGCCGGCTGATGGCCGCGCCTTCCTTGACGACGTTCTGGCAAATGTCGATGCATTTCGCGACAGTTCCGGCAGGCGTGCCCATCAGACCCTTCTTTTCGATGGTCTGGTCCGCTTTGTCGATGAATGCCGCGGCTGCGTCGCCGATTTTGCTGGCCGCCGGGTAGAGGCTCGCGAGGTCGGCGCTCATGTCCTCGTCGTCGATGAGGGTCTGCACAACGTATTCACTGGTGTTTTTCATGGTGTTTTCTCCTATCTGGGTATGTATTCCTGTTTGAAGTAGATGCTGGCCCTCGTGCATGGCGTGTATGGCTGGCCGTGCCATGTGAGCGGGTCGCCGCTTTTCCGTTTGCGTGGCCTGCCGTGCGCGCCAAGCACGTACTGGTCGGGACGGTGCACGTGCACGCTGGCTTCGATGATCTGCCGGTCGTCCATGTAGGCGACGCCGTTCAACGCGTCGGTGAACAGTTTCGCCAGATTGTCCCAATCGCGTCCGCGCCGTGTTGCCGTCCAGAATGTGAGCGTCAGGCAGACTGGCCCTTCGTAGGGTGGCAGGCGGGGATACTGGTTGCGCCATTCCGAGTACACGCGGTTCTCGGCCTCCCGCGTCCGCGTCGGGGTGATGCCGTGTCCCTGGTAGACGCGTGGACGACCTTTCGACTGCGGGTCGCCAGGCACGGTGAGCTCGCACACCATTGGCCATTCCGGCAGGCTTAATGTTTCGAGACTCAATCCAGGTCACTCCATTCGGGTGTTCTGCCGGTGGTGAGGAAGCCTCCGCGTCGGGTCCGCGCGTTGACGAGCAATCCCATGCCGGCGAGCCTGTGCATGTCGCCCATCACGGTGCTCCGGGGGATGTTGAGCCGTAAGGCCACCTTGTGGCTGCTGGGCGTCACTCCTTCCATCTGCAGTGCGATGATCGTCTCGTACACGCGTTGGATGCGTGGTTTCACGTCGATGTCACGCCGGGTGCGGCGTCTCATCCGCGTGATGTACTCGCGTTCGTCGTGGAGGGGCCGGTCGAGGTCGATGCCGGTCTCCTGGCTCCATGTCTTCGGCGAAGTGTGGTGGCCGTGGCTTCGGGATGCGCCGTAGTGGATGCTGCCGCGGTTGACCGGAGCGTACTTCATGTGGAGTTGGAGGCTGTTGGCTCCGCTAGGCATGATTGTCGTCCTTTCCGTCGTATTTGGGTGCGAATTTGACGGTCAGCCACAACGCGGTGGCGAGATACACGCCCTCGACCACAAGCGCGCCCGCAAGGCTCCCGCCATGCCAGGTGAGCATGAGCGTCACGCTGGCGACGAGGCCGATGACCGCGAGCAGGAACTTGACCCTGCGCAGCGGATAGTTCGGCCGTTTCGTCTCGCGTTCCTTCCGGTCCTCGATACGGAAATCGTTGTCGGTCATCTGGTGCCTCCCGTTTCGTTGTGGAGTTGGTAGTCGAATGTCTCAAGCTCGCCCGCGGTGATGGATGCGAGCGTGCAGGCGCCGTCGGGCAGGAGTTCCACGAGTTGGGCCCCGCCTTTCGGACTGATGCGAACCGCGTATCCGCTCATGCCGAACATGACGATGCTCGCCTTCGGCGGCGCGGGTGGCGTCAGCAGCGTTTCCGCGTCGATTCTCCTGAGTGCCATCACAGCTCCTCGTTGATCGTGTCGATGATGAGATCCACGAGATCGGCGACGTCGATGTCCATTGGTCCGGTGATGTGGCAGAGGAAACGGTTCGCGTCGATTTCGTCCCACTGTTCCGCGTATTGCGGGCGGAGCGTGTCGCCATGCTCGGCGAGTGCGTCGAACACCGCCTGCACACAGGCCTTGCGAATCGTTTTCATGTCATTCCTCCAATGATTTGACGTACCGGTCCATCTCCTCGCGTCTGATGTGACGGCGGGAAGGCGTTCCTCGTTTGCTCGGCGGGCGGAACGTGTCGATGTCGCCCTGATTGACGGCTTGACGCAGGCCGTCGTAGTCGATCCCGTACAGGCTCGCCGCCTGCGGAAGAGTCCATGCGAGCCTGTCCTTCAACGGGATACGGCTCGCATCCTTGAGCTCATCTGCTTGAATTCCCATCACGCACCCGCCTTCGGATACTCGAGCTGGAGCGTTTCCTCGCCGAACCGTCGGGCGATCAGGGCAAGACCCTTCCTCGTGACCTTCACCGTCGGCGGGAACGCGAACGGGGTACCGTCCTTATGCGTTCCATGCGACTTCGAGGGAACCATCATCAGATGCCCGGCGTTGATACGGCTCTGACGCGCGGACCAATGCTTGTTCTCACGGAAGATCCAGTCATGCCGGTCAAGCCATTCGAACAGTTCCGTCTGCCCGACCGGCCTACCAAGATTGCTGAGCGGCTTCGCGGAATCACGCACGGAAAGCGCGTCCGGAATGTCCACGAAGTTGTCCCACGCGGACGCCTTAGGCTGAAGCTCGTCGATACGCGACTGCTGGTCAGCTATCCTCTGCTTCTGCTCCTCCATGGTGCGTTGGCCGATCATCACGGCCTTCGCCAGGATGGTCATGTCGTCATCCGCGTCGCTCGTGGGGATGTAGCCGCCGGTCCTGCGGATCTGGGGAAGCACCTCATGCGTGACCCAGCGCTTGAACTCCTTCGCAGTCGGCAGTTTGGACGAGAGCACCAGCGAGTAAAGACCAGATTTGTTAACCAACCAACCTCCGCGCTGTCCTAAACTCGATAACGATTCGTTATTGAGTTTGTCTTCCGAATCAACATGGTCACTGATTGCTTTGCTGGCGTTCGTGTAGCCAAGCACATCGCATACGTCCTTGGCGACGAACCAAGGTTCCCCTGACTCATCGGTCAAGGTGCGCAACGCAGCGCCCCTAAAATCGAACTTCCGGATTTCATTGTTCATTGGATTCTCCTTTCGATTCATGCTTTGGCGAGCGCCGGTTGCCTATGGTTTGATTTGGTTGATTCCGTCGATTGGCTGGAGGAGCTTGATCATGAGCTGGTAGAGGCTCATGCCGAGCATTCCGGCGGCTTTCTCGAGTTGTTCGGTAGTGAATGAACCCTCGCCCTGCAATCGCTTACTGATGTTTTGCTCACTCACACCAAGCTCCTTGGCGAGTGCGGCCTGCGTCTTGCGGTGTCGTGCGAGTTCGCCGCTGAGGTTTCGTGCGATGGTTTCCGTTTCGCTCATTGGTTGCCGCTCCTTTCTGGTTGGTCCGTTCCCTTGCGACAACTCTCAATCTACCTATTTAGGTGATTCAATGTACCTACCTATATAGGTTCTTTACAAAATCTACTTATTTAGATAGACTTCAGGCATGGCACGAGGATCTAAAAACGAAGTCACCGAAGACAGCAAAAGAATCATCGATGCATGTCGGCAACTGTTGAAAAATAGCGGCATTACGATAGATGAATTCTTCGATTCCAGCGGATTGAGCAACAATTACTGGTACAAACGCATGCGCTACGAGGCGCCGTTGAACACGTCCGATGTGGAGCACATCGCCTCCACATTCGGACTCACCAGCCTCGACATCTACACCCGCGCCCTGGGCAGTAAAGCCGCCCGCGAATACGGCGCCCGCAATCTCCCGCAAATCCCGGATGACCTGGTTGATCGTATCGCCGCGCATCCGGAGGATTACGACGTGGCGGCGCTCACGGATCCGGACAAGGAGACCGAGATGAACGGCGGTGAGGGCCGATAGACGGATACGACGACCTGCTGTCGGAGGCCGAATCGATGGATGTGCGCGTGGAGGAGCGGAAGCTGGAGAGAGGATTGTGCGGCCTGTACTGCGATGCGCTGAGGCTCGTCATCGTCGATAATCGTCTGCTCGACCATCAGAAGCTCTGCACGCTCTGCCATGAGCTCGTGCATGCGAGACACCGAGATCCGGGATGCGGAATCATCGGAGCGAAGGCGGAGCGGCGCACGCGCAGGGAAACCGCACTATGGCTCGTGGACCCCGTCGAATACGCAACCGCCGAGTGCCTGTACGACGGGGACTCGTACCTCATCGCATGCGAGCTGGGCGTAACGGTACAGGTCGTAGAGGATTACAAGTCGCTGTTGGCCGATCATGCGGCCTTAGCCTATGGAGAAGGGGTAATGGAATGACGTTTGTTATCGTCATCGCTGTAGTGGCGGGCATCGCCTATGCCATATCGAAAAAAGGCAAAAAGAAGAATGAGGACCAATCGTCCACACCTATGGGTGGCGAATCGTTCCAGGAATCGCATGCGGGCGATGGCAGTCTAGATTCGTTCACCGAGTTCAGCATGAACGCATCTATTGCCGATGCCGTCGTCATTGACACGGAAACGATAAACTCCCCTTTCGGAATACGCATCATAGACATCGGTGCCATCTTGGTAAGGAACGATGCACCAATTTATGAATGGGAGCAGCTCATCTCCCCTGAATGCGACGTTCCGGCATCAGCGACGCTTTTGACTGGAATTACCGAAGAATCCTTACGACCGCAACCGAACGCAGAACAGGTGATACCCCAGTTCCTCTCAGCCATCTCGAATCTCACTGTGATTGGACACAACGTCAGCTACGACATCTCCGCGCTGAACAAGGAGGCGTCCAGACTTGGCATTACAGGTCTTGACGTATCCTGCATCGATACGATGTCACTGGCGAGAGGGAAGTTCCCGAACGCCCCGTCAGTAAGTCTGCAAGAAACCATGCGGCTACTCGGCCTGCACGCGACCGAAGAACACAGGGCACTGTCGGACGCCCGATGGACCTTCGAATGCTGGCGCAGACTTGACTCCATGCGCGGATTAGCGATGCTATCCCCCAGCAAAAGGGAAGAGTCGAAACGGCGGGCGCTTCGAGACAAACGTCGCAAAGATTCCGTCTTCATGAAAAGCATCTATCTTGACGGACAGATGCCAACAGCTGTGAATGCGCAACCCAAGGGGACTGTTATCGAAACCGTAGAGTGCGGGGTGGAAATATCCGGTGACGAGAACCATCAGCAAATCCTAAAAAGATACGGATACGATGCGTGGGTTTGGGTATATGTCGTCGAGGATCTAATCCGGAAGGGCAAGTACGCCGGATATCCAACGTATTGGGTGTTCCTCGACGGGGAAGAAATCGGACACATAACCGAATATCAAATGGAACGACATTACGGCCAGGTGCCACTTGAAGGCGCCGTGATGCTCGCCCACGTGCGCAACAGAAAGGCGGATAAGGAACGGCATGTATGGCAGTTGCGCCTGCAGATGCCCGAGGAGCACGACCCGGTAGAGCTCCCACACCAGGACATTCCAAAGCCTCTTCCGGCGAAGAAGCCGCAAGAACCAAAACCCATTAAGCCAAAGCCACAGGACCATTCCACCTCCGCGCAGAGGGTCACGTTCTCGAATACTAAACCCCACAAGAAGGTACTCACCCCCATCGGCAGGACGGTTCCCATCACCCCGGTCGATGGACTTGATACGATCCTCGACCAGTTCGCCGACCAGTCGCACATCTGGGTGACGGTGAAGCTCTCGTCAGACGCGCTGGTGGTCAGGCTGAGCGGCATTGTCCTGGGCACCGTGGCGTTGCCGACAGATTCCACGCCGTTCGGCGACGAAGCGAAGGTCACCGCCGCCACCATCGGAAAGAGCGATGGCCAGATAACCGTCTCCGTCGATCTTCCGCTGGATAATGCCCCATCCGCACAGTAGCCAGCTACCCTCACACTCTTAAGGGAGGAATACGACGATTTCGTGGCGTATCCGTGCAATAGAAAAAGACCCCGGCCGCCCGCATACCGCGAGCGCCGGGGTTTGGTTTATTTGGTCCGAAATGGTTACGGCTTGTGCTTTTCACCTTTTGTGTCGCGGTGTCTGTCGCGGAATGGGAAGAGGCTACGTGCGATGACCCATCGGCACCTCCTTGCTTCTGTTTTCAATCTACCGGCGAGCGCGGGGCGTGTCAATACTCTTTCGTGTTGCGAATAAGCCGTCGCAGGCCGTCATAGGCCGTCACTGGCCGCCGCGGAGGTCTGGAACGGCCTCTTCGAGCGTCTCGGCGAGCAGTCGTTCCCTCCAATGCGTGTACACGCTGGTGGTATGGATGTCGGTATGGCCCATGATGGCGGTACGCTCCTCCTCGCCAGCCCCCGCTGCCGCGAGCTCCGTGGCGAGCCAATGGCGAGCGCTGTAGATGTCGACGTACGGCAGTCCCGCCGTCTCGAGCGCGCGGCGCCAACGTTTCTCCTCATTGTCCCGTCTGATGGGACGACCGTAAAGATTGGTGAACACCAGTCCATGGGATGGCACGCCCCACTTGGCGATATGCGCCCAGAGCCGGTCCCAAAGCCCCTGTGGAATGGGAACCGTCCGCACGCCTTTGGCGGTCTTCGGTTTGGTCAGCCAGATCACTCCATCCAGATGTTCGGCGTCCATCCAGTCCGGGATCGTGGCGCCGGATGGTATCGGCTTGGCCTGCTGGCACACGTTGATGACGGGGATTCCATGGTGCAGTTCCAGCTGGTAGGGCATCAGACCATACCGCTCCCCCGGCCGCATGCCCGTGGTGAAGGCGAGTTCGAACATGAGGGCCCATTTCTCGCGCTCGTCCGGACTGTCGAACACGGCCACCGTCGTGTCTGGTTCGGCGAGCGCCGCCTCGATCACTCTTGCCGGATCCGCGTCGTCGAGGATGACGCGTTCGTACCGGTCCTCCGGCACTCGTCTGACGTTCTCCATCGGATTGTCGGTGATGAGTCCGTCGCGTTTCGCGGTGTTGAGCATGGCTCCGAGGACCGCGAGGTAGGTGTTGACTGTCTTGCCTTTGCGTGTGCGGCGCAGTCGCCTACACATGCCGTTGATGTCGTCGGCGGTGAGCCGGTTGAGGCGGATGTCCCCGATGATCGCGTTCATGGTGCGCATCCAGCTGGATTCGTTGCGCCATGTGGTGGGGTTGACTCCCGTCCGGTGCTGTTCCATCCACCGTTCGAAGTAGTCCGCAGTCTTCGGACCGTCCTTGGTGGGCAGACGTCCGTCACGCTCCCATTCGGCGACCTTCGCTTGGAAGCGGGCGCGCGCCTCGCTTTTCACCATGCCGGTGGCTTCGATCGGTGGACGGCGGCGTCCGGTCGCGGGGTCGGTTCCCATGTCCTTGCGGAAATGCCATCTGCCTTTGGAGTCCTGGAATACGCTTCCTGAGCCTCCGGTCCTTCTGCTCTTCGTTTTGCCTGCCAT